TTTGGTTTTCTAGGAGATATTCATAAGCGTCAATATCTTGATAATAATAGAAGAATAGCTTACCCGGGTTCTACTATACAACAAAACTATGGTGAGGATATAACAAAAGGGTTTTTGATATGGGAGATAAACAACAGACATGATTTTAAAAGTAGATTTGTTTCATTGCCTAACCCAAATCCTTTTGTTACTATCGACTGGAAAGGTAGTCTAGAAAAAACAATACTTTTTTGCGAAAAAGTTAAAAATCACGCTAGATTTAGAATAAGATCAGACAAAGTTATAACACAATCTGAAATAAAAATTCTTTATCATTATCTTAAACGTGACAAAAAAGCTAAAGAAATCGTATTTCAGAGCAACGTTGATAGCGATGTTAGAAAAAACAGCGCAACATATAACAATGTTTATAATACAATGAACATAAGAAATTCAGCTGATCGTACGAAGCTTTTCAAAGATTACTTTTCAAATATAGACAATAAAACAATTGAAAGAGTAGATTTGCTTTTTAAAGAGAGTTTAGATAAAATTCCAAAAAATCTTTCAGATGAAGCCGGTCAAAATTGGTCTATAGATTCACTTGAATTTGAAAATACTTTTTCTTATGGGAAAGATAACTATATAAATTTCAATAAGCTTAATGGAGTAGTAGGAATATTTGGAAACAACAGAACAGGAAAGTCATCCATTCCAGGAACTTTAATGTATACATTGTTTAATACAACAGATAGAGGATCGATTAAGAATCAAGATATTGTTAACATAAGAAAAGGAAGTTGTAAATCAAAGGTAAATATTACAATTGGAACAAAAAACTATGAAATCATTAGAGAAACGACTAAAAAAACAAACAAACAAAACAAACTATCAGCAAATACTAATTTAAGTTTAATAGAAACAACATCAAGTCTAGATGAGTCTGAAGAGCAAAGGCGAGAAACTGAAAAGACTCTTAGAGGTCTTATCGGCACGTCAGATGATTTTCTATATACATCTTTTGCTTCACAAGGAGAAATGAACACATTTATAAACGAAAAATCTTCAGCTAGAAAAAGTGTTCTATCGAAATTTTTAAATTTAGATATATATGAAGAGTTATATAAAAATAGCAGAGAAAACTATATTGTATTAAAGAGTAAACTTAAAAATTCTAAAGAAAAAAACTGGACAATTTTAAAAAGTGACACAGTTAACAATATTGATAATAGCAAAAGAAATCTTGAAGAGTATGAAGAAGAATTAAAAGTAACAAGAGAAAAAGAAGTAAGTTTAAGACTACAGATAAAAGACATAGAAAACAATATAAAAAACCACCCATCTGGGTATACAAAGCAAACAGCAAGTAAAGAGTTGAGTTATATTATTTCAAAAAAAGAATCTTTTGAAAACGACATAAAAGCTATAAATTGCCAAGTATCTGATTTAAAAGAAAAAGTCTTGAAGATAGCTAACTTTAAAAAAGATTTTCCGATAGAAAATTTAAAAGAACAAAAAACAAAGCTAGAAAATCTAATAGCTGAATTAAAAGAGTTTAAAGGTAAGAAAACGTTTTTATCTAGCAACAAAAAAAGTAAAGCTGAAGAAATAAAAATATTAGATCAAGTACCTTGCGGTGATAAGTTTTTAAACTGCAAGTTTATTAGCAAGGCTCACGAATCTAAAAAAGACATAAAAGATATTGATGGAAAAATAACTTTAATTGAAACTTCGATATACGAAATTAAATCTGCTATTAGTAAACTTGAAAAAGACTCTTTGTCACAAAAAATTGAAAAATATAACGATATAATAAATAAAGAATACAAGTCAAATGTAGACATAGAAAACTGCCTTATTAATCTGGATAGAAAAAAAGAACTACTTTGTTCAATGACTAAAAAAGAAGAAAGTTTAAACGTTGTCTTAGATGAGCTTGGAAGTAATGATGATACCAAATATATAGAAAGGCTCGACGATGTTAAAACAGCGTTAAACAGATTACGTAATAGTATATATGACAAAGAATCGCTTGCAAAAAAAGAAGCAAGAGAAATATTTACTTTAGAATCTAATTATACTAATTTAGTAATTGAAGAAGAAGATTATAAAAAAATCATAGAAGACTGGAAAATTTATGATCTTTATTCACACGCAGTTTCTAAAAAAGGTATTCCTACAATGTTAATAGCGTCTTACTTACCTAAAATAAATCTAGAAATAGAAAATATATTGAGGGATGTTGTTTCTTTTAATGTTAGAATATTAGATGATGAAAATAATAATAACTTAAATGTATATATTGACTATGGAGATTCTATAAGGATAATTGAATGTGCTAGTGGTATGGAAAAAATGATGGCTTCTATTGCTATTAGAGTAGCACTTACAAATATATCGTCGCTTCCGAAATCTGACGTTTTTATAATTGATGAAGGATTTGGATCATTAGATTCATCTAATATTGAGTCATGTTCAAAGCTTCTGTCTAGTTTAAAGAAATATTTTAAAACAATATTAATAATATCACATGTCGATGCAATTAAAGATGTTGTAGATAAAAATTTAGAAGTATGTATAAAAGGAAATGATTCTTATGTCAACTTTAGATGAACAACAGTGGATTGAAATAGACAAGGAAACAGAAATAGCGTATATCAATAACTGCAAATTTGTAAGACCTGTAAATAGCAAAACTATTTCTCTTGATTGTCCTTCATGTAAAATATTATTAAACAATATAGACGATATTAATTCTGTTAAAAACAATGACGTATGTGAACATTGCTATTTAGTTTATTATTATAAAAACAAAGAAAAATGGGAAAATGGTTGGAGACCATATAAATAATATAAGTAAAAAACATAATGTATATTTAATATATACTAATTAATAAGGAATTAAACATGGAATATAATTTTATCGTGTCAATTGGGAATTGTATTGACAGTGTATATAGTAATTTAAGTGAAGATGGATCAAGAAAAACTATTGCTAAAATAGAAAGTGACGAAATAATGTCAATAAGCTTTAGATCAATACTTAATGTTGCTAAAGAATCTGACTTGCACTTTCAAATGAGTCTTTTAGAAAAAGAAACTAATGAAATTATTTCTTCTAGACTCAAACTTATAAAAAAAGAGTTTAAAGCTAACTCAGGTAGAGAATTAAAAGTAAAAAAAATTAATAGTAAGGACAACTTAGAAACTCTAACAACTAGTCCATATAGCCCACATAGAAAATTAAAGTATACTTGCACTTGTTTTTATGAGGTTAAATAAATGGCTTCATTAAAGTCAAAACAAAGTCAGATTTCTGAAATTGTTAGATGTGGTAAAGATCCTGTTTACTTTATGAATAAGTACCTCAAGATACAACACCCTCTCAAAGGCCTTATTCCTTTTAAGACTTACGAATTTCAAGATGACTGTGTTAAAGAGTTTAATGATTACAGATTTAATATTATTTTAAAGTCAAGGCAGCTAGGTCTATCAACATTAGTTGCTGCATATGCTGTTTGGCAGTCTGTGTTTTATAAAGACAAAAATGTACTAATTATTGCTACAAAACTAGCAGTTGCACAAAACTTTATAAGAAAAGTAAAGACATATATAAAAAGCATGCCAAACTGGCTTTTAGTACCAGTAGTAACAGCTAATAATAAACAACAAGTTGAGTTTTCTAATGGATCTCAAATTAAAGCAGTCCCAACATCTGAGGACGCAGGTCGTTCTGAAGCACTTTCTCTTTTAATAGTAGATGAGGCAGCTTTTGTTAGAAATTTTGATGAATTGTGGATGGGATTATATCCCACATTGTCAACAGGTGGTAGAGCAATATTACTGTCTACACCCAATGGAGTAGGTGGTCAGTATCATGAAATATACACAAAGTCTTTAAGAAAAGAAAACGAGTTTAATCCAATCAAGCTAATGTGGGATGTTCACCCAGAAAGAGGAGAAGATTGGTTTAACAAAGAAACAAAAAATATGTCACAAAAGCAGGTTGCGCAAGAGCTTTTGTGTGACTTTGCATCTTCTGGTGATACATTTTTAACTAATGATATTCTAGAAAAAATAAGAATATTAACAAGAAGTCCAATAGAAAAAAGTGGACCGGGTAATAATGTGTGGTATTGGGAATACCCAGTTGAAGGAGCAAACTACATAATTTCAGCTGATATTGCAAGAGGAGATAGCGGTGACTATTCAACTTTTCATGTAATAAATACAAATAATATGAGCGTAGCAACAGAGTATAAGGGTAAAATACCACCAGACCAGTTTGCTATTCTTGTTTATGATATTGCAAAAAGATTTAACAACGCAATGATATGTCCTGAAAATAATGCTTATGGCTATACAATGCTAATCAAACTAGGGGAGCTAGCGTATAAGAATCTTTATTTTTCTTCTGAAAGAGAGAAATATAAATATCTATATGGCGAAGGACAAAATCTAGGAAAAGCTGGATTTACAACTAGCAAAGAAAGCAGAGACAAGATACTTGCTAATTTTGAAGAAACTTTAAGAAATGGAAGAATTAAAACATATTCACAGAGATTGTACTCAGAGCTGAAAACTTTCATATGGAATGGAAAAAAAATAACTGCTATGAAAGGATATAATGACGATTTAATAATGTCATTAGCAATAGGCAGCTGGTTAGCTGATAGCAACTCCAATACATATAATGTTACACAAATTCAGCAAGCTGATGCAATACTTAAAGGAATGGAAGTAAATAATACAAATATTAATAAAACATCCTTGTCACCTTTCTATAATAGCGCTGAGAAAACAGTTAACCCGTTTTTACCTGTTTATATGCCTGAAAACAGCTTTTCAGGTGATAGTAAGGCAAGTAAAAAAAATCCTTTAGGTGACTTGAGCTGGTTAATAGGAAAATAAAAAAATGGCTAAAAAAAATGAAAACTTATTTGCAAAACTAACTCAGTTATTTAGATCTGGGCCTGTAGTTAAAAGAAAAATAAAGAAGTTAAATAACACAACGTATTCTAAATCTTCTTTGGAAGTTTTTAAGAAAAATCATAGTGATGTATACAACAGCACATTAAGTGCTTACGGTTCTTATGATAGAATGGCAAGATATTCAGATTTTTCAGAAATGGAGGCTTGTATTGCAGGTGATACGTTGATTGCAACTCCTCACGGTTATACAGAAATACAAGAACTTGCCAAGCAATACGGACCGGACGAAACTTTTGTTGTTTATGCTTACGATCATGAAAAGCAGCAAATTGTACCTGCACTAGGCAAGCAAGCTAGACATACAGCTACAGAAATGTCGTATAAGATTACTTTTGATTCTGGTAAGACTCTAATTGCAACGCCTGATCATCGCGTAATGAGAAGAGATGGTACTTATTGTGAAGTCCAGCATCTAGAAGTAGGTGACTCTATGATGCCTTTCTATAGAAAAGCTTTGTTCGATAAAGACAAAGATAGCGGAAAGGGATATCAATGGATCTATACTATGAACAAAGAAGACTCAACGCTTAATAACGGATGGATATCAGAGCATAGAGTTGTTGCTGAATGGGCTACTGGGAGAAAAATAAAAACCAACGAGCACGTTCATCATAAAAACTTTATTAGACAAGACAATAGACCTGAAAATCTCCAGATAATGGATGCAAAAGAACATCTTGCATATCATGCAAATATTCTTAATGGAAAGAAATGGGATTTCAAAGAAAACTCAGAGTGGATAGAAAATTTTAAAAAGAATCATTCTAAGTTTATGAAAGAAAATAATCCTGCTGAACGTAAAGATGTCACGTTTGCCAAAATTTTACAGGTTTGTGATCGTGATGGTTACAACTGGTCACATTTACAAAGAGTTTTTGATTGTTCATCATCTGTAATTACAAACAGGCTGAGAGATTTTGGGTTTAGTAATTTTACTTCTTTTGCAAAGGCGTATGATCCTAATTGGAAAAACAATGGTTGGAATAATAAGGATAATAAAAACCCTAGATACGATAAATCTCTAACATATCAAAAAATATGTGATGCTTTCAAAGAAGGTATTTCATGTAAAGACTTAGCAAACGATTTAAATACTACAGTTTCTAAGATAAATAATAGAATTAAAAACGAAGGATATGAAAACTTTACAGCGTTTAAAAGTGGATTTGGTAATCACAAAGTTACAAGTATTGAACCGTATAAAGTTATTGATCTTTATGATTTAACTGTTGATGGTTACAAAAACTATGCAACTGATTCTATTATTGTTCATAACACGCCTGAAATATCTTCTGCACTGGACATTTATTCAGAAGAATGTGTGTCACCAGATGCAAATGGTGTAGTACTACACATACATTCAGAAAATCAAATGATTAATAAGATTCTAAGTGAACTGTTTTATGATACACTTAATATAGACTTTAACTTAGTTATGTGGGTTAGAAATCTATGCAAATATGGCGACTTTTTCCTATTTAACGATATACATCCAGAGTTCGGAGTTGTAAATGCTTTTCCTATTCCGATAGCAGAGATGGAAAGAGAAGAAGGTTTTGATCCTCAAGATCCAGGTGCTGTAAGGTTTCGATGGGTTACGCAAGGAAACAAAGTTTTAGAAAACTGGCAAATTTCACATTTTAGACTTTTAGGCAATGATGCATTTTTACCATACGGATCATCTGTTTTAGAAGGTGCTAGAAGAGTCTGGCGCCAACTAATACTTATTGAAGATGCTATGTTAGTCTATAGAGTAATTAGATCACCTGAGAGAAGAGTGTTTTATATTGATGTAGGTAATATTCCTCCGGAGAACATAGCAGATTATCTTGAGCAAGCACAGACTTCGCTTAAAAGAAATGCTGTTGTTGATAAAACAACAGGACAAGTTGATTTAAGATATAATCCCCTTTCAGTTGACGAAGATTATTTTCTCCCTGTAAGAGGTGGAGAAAGCGGGACAAGAATAGACACCTT